CTTAGGTGGTCTACCTACCTTAGTTCCGTATGTCCCTTTTCCCATTGGCATAATCTTATCCTCCTGTTGGTACTGATCCTGTTTGCCCAAACTGTGTAGGGGCGGCCCCTAGCCTTCAAATCTGAGCGTTTTGTTTTTGCTGGATCTGCATATTTCTTTGTTGCATATAATTCTGAATACGCTCCTGTAATGCCGGATCTTGTTGTACCTTTTGTGCTACATCGGGTTGCTGTAACCACTGTTGAAACACTTGAAGTTTCATCTCATGGGCATCATTGGGTTTAACATTAGGAGGTACACCTGCATAGATTTCTGCAATGGTCTGTCTTTCTTCCTCCATTGCTTTTGCCTGTGCAGTCTCCTTGGGAAGTAAAATGCTTTCGGCTGCACCTGGCATGATCTGTCCAACTGCAATCTGTAGTAATCGCTCAGTGTCAAGCGTTCCATTCTTATCAAGCTGTGCGCCAAGTGATGCTATTGCATTTACCCGTTCGAGCATTTGCTCTGGGTCTTGAGTGGCAGCATCAAACTGCATATAAAAGTCAAAACGATCATTGGGATTACCCTTGGAATACTTCTGCATATCCTGCATTCCTGTGACTCTAAAGTATTCCTGATCAGGACCATACTGTTGGTAAAGTGAGTACACTTGATCAAGCACATGTTTGAGGTGGTGAAAGACTTTATCTATTACCTCCTGCTGTTTCATCTGTGCTTCCACAGGATTTACTCCAGGTGCGTTTCTACCAAAGTATCTATCTGCTTGCTCCTGTATATATCTACGAAGTTCTACATTGGATACGGAACCTCTAGGAGTGGATGCAAATCTTACCTCGCCCGGTACTCGATAGGGTAACCTGACTCCAGGGCCATAGCGACTTGGTGCGCGACCAAGAGGGTGTTCCAAAGGTGGTAGAGTTGCAAGTGATTGTGAATCAACCCCTGCGTCCGTTTCCACTTTCAGTACCTGTTGCAACCCTTCAATGAGTTCTGGGTATGACCTCGATGAGTAAAGTTTCTTACTTGTTTTTTCTAATGTAGTTACGACAAATGGATACTTGCCATGTGCATAATCAAGTAATTGATGTTTGGCATAAAGATCAGATATATTGGCATGGTAAATTGTACAGTAGATGCCGGGGACATTATCCTCGTCCAATAGTCTTTGATAACAGTACACAATTCTAACAAGACTATCATCATCACTTCTGGTAAAATTATCATCATCTCGGAGTTGGTAGATATTTTCATCCACATCCTCTCCCTGTCCAGCCAACTCAATGGCTGCATCCACAAATTCTTCTGACCATTTTTCGGTGCTAATTTTAGACCTTAATTGCTCAGGAGTCATCGAAACCACATGAAACATATACGGAGCTTCCTGTGGATCTATTGCATAACTAGGCCAAAACACATCCTCATCTGGGGCAAGGGCTTTGATCTTGGGTCTGCTTACCACTTGACGGGTCACAGGAACAGTGGTCTCACCATCCTTGCGCATCTCTTTGAGCATTCCCCTAGCTTTGGATTTACTAATGTTAAACTGTCCTTTAAGGGCTTCGCTCAACTCCTCATCCATGCTGCCATCCTGAATAGCTGTGGCAATCTGTGGCAGTGCCTGGGCAATCTCCTGTAAACTGATGGTCTGCTGTTGTTTTAATTCCTTATTCTCATACCAGCAGTAATGAACCATCATGCCTTTCTCAAAGAAATGATTCAGTCCAAGTTCAACTTCAGGGTAAAATTCATCCATCTTGGAATTAATTAACCATCGTAAAAAGTTACTTACCACATTTGCACGCTCCACATCATTTGATACTGTGGGAGTGGCTACAATGTGCGCACGTCTTATCGCATTCATGCTCATTGCAATCCGGCAGGAAATCAATTCATCGCAAAGTCTTACCTGCTGATCACTTGCACCTTCCCAGGGGAATACCTCACCTGTGGAATTTAAAGAAGCATGTTTCTTAAAATCATCTGATTGCCCTGACCAATGACAATGGCGGGTATCATAATCTCTTTGCCTGCGGTCCAACCATTCACCTAAATCGCTTTGGGTACGTTTGTACGCTTCGGCCAAGTAAGCAATGTCAGGCTCTTTTGAGACATATAGTAATTCAGGATCTGCGGCAGACTGCATATGCGTAGCATAATGTAGCTACTTGTAGCCATTAGGGCAAGATCAATATCCACCACCACCTGTGGCTTGGATACTTCCGCTGGTCACATATTCAGGTCCACTGACCATAAAGTATCTAATACAGTCAACCATATCCTTCCAATGCTCCTGACGGGAACTACCTGTGTATTCAAGCATTGAACTTATAAAGTTCTCACATCTATCAGACACAAATATTTTTGGTCTATTGGACTCTGTCATTGGTTCCGTGTCATCCCATGCCAAAGCATCATTGATCTTGGCAATGCCAGCTTCCACATCCACACCGGGAGCAGGTCGCATGACAAAGTCCAAGTTTGCCATTGTATTAATAATGTTACTCTCTCCCTCTTTCTCGCGCACTGTGGCTGCTCCCATTCGAGGGTCAACGATTCGTTCAAAGATATCCTCTCCCTGTTCGAGATCCAAGAAGTGATCGCGATACTGTGTGTAGCCCCAGCCTAATGGACGCTGTGCGGGTCCAGGTTTACCCACACTCTTTCCCACTCCATTGACATGAGGTAATGCCCATGCTCCCATCGTACTGTCAGGAAACTCGCGGTATACATATATACTACCATCCTCCAAGACTCCGATCCATGTGGCTACCCAAGGTTTACTACCACCTGGGTCACATATAAAATACCTAGTGCAGGGTACAGTAGCATCAGCAATGAAGGGGATTTTCTCATGGGGAATAACATTTGTGTCTCTTGAGAATTTAGGGAATCGCCCCTCCATTGCCTTGCTAGGAATCCCGTATAAACGGGCGAGTTTTACCTCTTGTGTTTGTTTGCTATAGGTTCGGATCAGTTCGTTGTAATCAACAAAGGGACTCATCTCCGACCAAAAGTAATAAATTCTACAGTTAGGCCAATTTACAGATACCTGTTCAACAGGTAATTCACGGCCCATCAGTTCACTGTATCTAGTCTCCACAGTCTCCGCACCTTTCAACAGACTATTAATCAATGGTGTCCAGCCCTGCAATGTCGTAAAAGTTAACAGCACCCGTCCGTGATAATCAACTGTCCTACCACCTACCAATGTATCGAAAATTTGTTCAGGTGCTTCTTCATCCATATGAATACAGTGCGCTGACCATCCTTCAAATATCTGGGGATCTGCCTGATACTGCCTGTAGTTATTAAAGGATATTGTACTACCCCTCTCAGCACCTGGTGTGCAAGGTGGTAGGATTGCCTTGGCAGAGTTAAATCCATTCTTCTGTGTGTATTGCAGGGAATGACTCTCACTCTTCTTCTTTGCCCGTTTATACCTCATAGGAAGCGCTTCCCAGATATACCTTTGCGAATCTGCAATTGATCGCTCCTCTGACACATGCAAAGAACGTATCTCTGCTTCTGGTATTGTCTGTGCCAAGTGGACAAGCATACGGGATGCGAAGGTGGTTTTGGAACTTCTGTTCCCTCCGAGACAAATGTGGATCTTATCATTCTTCCAATTATCCATCACCCTGCGCCACCCAGGAAGAGTCCAACCCCATTGGATTGGATCTTCCTTCTCACTGCCCGGTTGATCGAGCATTAAGCGACTAAGTGTCTCAGCGCGCTCCTGTGGTAGTGCATCAATCTGTTCTTCTGTCAGCGCACAGGCAAGCTCGCCCTTCTCATACTTTAAATCATTTATCCAAGGGATACCAAAGTGGGCATCTACCTCATCTGCGTAGGTGATCTTAGGCATTAATGACAACCTCGCGGTTTTTATTATGAATCAAAAAATAAAACATCTTCTTGTATGAATTGAGTTCTTGTCTCCAATCCTTGATGTTTTGATTTTTCTCTATCGACTCAGTCTGCATACACTGCATTGATGCTATCTTTTTATCCAACAATGATGTGACTTTATCTAAGTCATTATGTGTTATTTTATCAGTAGTTTTCATAAGTCATCTTAGGCATAGTTCTATTTGTTCAGGTAACTTCTCTTCACCTGCTTGTACGCGAAAATATCTATGTAAAGTGTCTGTCATCTTTGGCCCTCGGAACCACCCTGTGCCATCGCATGACTCAACTCCTAACTCTCGACATCTTAATAGATTTTTAAAACTATTAATTGCCCCTACATGAACTCTTTCAAATGCATCAGTCCACATAGTCAGGTTTCGCAGCTTCCATTCCATTGTTCCGCCTACAAATACAACGGATGCTTCAGTGGGAACATCTGCGGGAGTCATTCCGTCCTGTACGCAAAACGACCAAGTTAAGTCATATGATTGGGCAAGTATTGGATACCACTTATCCCACATTCTTTTGGTTTCATCAGCATCTCCCACCTCATCGGGTACATTGACAAAGCGAGGCTTTAAAATCGTTTCGTTGTAGTAATCAAGCATCTTGAGGAAATCATGCTCGTTCCATTTTTTGCCTGATGACCAAACCGCAAACCTACCATTATCAATAGCATAAGGTATCCAAGGCACAGGTTCCCTTACTGAAGACTCAGGAGTAAATAACCAACCAACAGGATAACCTTGACCTGCCCAATAATGGACAATGCCTTTTGCGTTATTGGATGGCATTACAATCATTTCGACTGACCTGGATCAAACTCAGGGAACTCTATATTTTCGATTGCTTCTTCTAATGTTGGAAAGATGTGATCAGCATGGTAGCGAATCCAAGGACTGTAAGAATTTGTAACTACGATGACCTGCTTGCGAAGACTCCATGCAAAGTAAATCTCCATTGCTGTGCCGTATGAAGGATGATCGCACTTAGCTAATATGGTATCGCAGTACATGATATTTTTCTTATCTCCCTCTACAATCTGCTTGGGTATTCCTGCAATTGTCTCCCTGCCCCTATAATCTGCATCTGTGGGTTTCATACACATTACATTCTTCTTCATTAGAAGTTTGTGCGTTGCTTTTCTCCAACGGATGCAAGTGTCATCTTGCTCGTAAATTGGTCCTGCTAAGTAAACTAATTTTGCCTCTATCATCCATTCACCTCCACGCACATACCAACCTTACAGACTTTGACTGATTCGAGGGTAATATGATCAGGGAACTTTTTATCCATTAGTTTTAACCACAAGT